ATAAAACATTTGACCATTGTTCACCCTCAAAAGTCGAACTTTGTCACCAACGATTAAACCCCTCCAGAGGGTTATGCTCGGCAGGGCTGAGTAAGTGGTCATCTCTGGAATTGTATGAGTATGAGGACCGGACCCACCGGGGTCAGTTGTATGTGATGGTATTGTGTGAGAATGCATTGAGGTCTCAGCAGTTGGTATATAGATGATGGTCTCTTTTACCAATGCCGATAATATTAGAAATTGCTCATCAACCTCAAACCGATTATCTACCCGTATTTTTAGAGGAGAAACCGACGTGACCTCCCCGAAGAGTAAATCAGTGGTTTCTCCAATAGGGGGCTTTGCCATGCTTTGTATTGTTTGGATTAATTTATTTCCTGCCATTATATACTCACCTGCAATTCTAATTGCATTGTATGCATATCATTTGAAAAGGAGTGGGTGCATTGAGTTACCATAAAATATTGGTTTGCTGCTATCCCCTCTTTTTCTAAATCACTGATACCTAATACAATCCCAGTTCCTGCAAAGACTCTCAAATCACCAAGAGCAGCTAATTTTAATTTCTTGGTTGCTCTATTCTTGAGCTTGAGTAACATATCTGCTCTTGCTTGTATCTGAGCGGCATTTGCGTTTTCATCCATCTTCTCAAAATACTGTAATAGTCCCCATTGTTTAATGGTTGAGCTATCTTTGACTATATAAATCTCACGCTTTTGCGTTTCCTGGTTTTCCTTGATTAATTTAATTTGGTTATAGCTATCATCATCAATGGAGCTATTATAATCATAATCAACCAATAGACTCTCGTCTCCGATGAATAAATCTGTCTTGAGGGTATTAATATTGATAAATTGTAGCTTGCCAAAGTTGTCTCGTAGCATATACCAGTTTCCGGTATTGATTAAAGTCTCATCAATTCCGTATTGAATTGACTCAAATAGGGTTTTATTATCATGCACCCTTGGTGCTACCACATAGGTACTTGCGTTGACCACCTCTGCTTTGAGTTTGAAATCTGATGTAATTCTCTGGAATATCTCTGATGCAGTGAGTCCTGAGAAAACGTAAGTATCTTTGTTTTTCAGGTAACGCATCTGGTCGTAGGCGGTTATTGGAATCTTTCCATTCTTTGACCGCCCCTTCTTAAATACATATCCAAAGAAAATACCTTGACCATCAATCTTAAAAGAAACGGGTGAGCCTTCGTTTATTGAGATATTTTCCTGGTCGATATATTCAAAAGTCAATTTGCCGGGCTGTTCTGCTATATTGGTTTCCCAGTTTATCCCGCTATTGACTAATTCACTCATATCCCAAGCATTTCCACTTTTACTGTCTTGTACGATTAATTCTAACTTCATCTGCTCACCCCTTCCTACTTATGTTTAATCTGACTCTCTGCTACCCATCCCCTATATCCTCCGCTTGGGGTTGTTATATGATATCGGTATTTCCTGCTCTTATCTGCTACAATATGACTTATCTTCCCGGTAAAATTACTAAAGGTTCCAAAGGGTGAATCCCCATATGAGCTATACCAATACTTACCATTTGCTATTACATTATCTCCGATTGAGAATCCAGTCTTTGGTCTTTCCGGAGCCGGTTTCTCTATTTTAGGAGGGTCAGTGGGAGCAGTTGGTAATTTGATAACCACCGTTTTAGCTGAGAATGGTCTAAACTCTTTGATGGTCATGATATAGTGAGTATCAGGGTCACCGGCTTTTAATCCATATTCTAAATCCTCAATAGATGCCAACATATTTACATCGGTATCACTGATGATAAATCTACAGGGAGTTTTGCTTGCTCTTATCTTCTCAAAGAAATCAAGATAAAACTGGGGTCTTTGGAATTGACCTCTTGTTACTATATAGGGAGCATTTGCATTTATTGGTAAGAATCCCTCAATAGTACAAACTTCTAATTTTTTCTCTCTGAGTAGATTTATTTCTCCAAGCTTTACAATTTCTTCCGTCTTATTAGAACCAGGAGAAGATAACATAATCTCCTCCGGATTTACCGGGAGTTGTACTACCTGGTTTTCAAATTCAAAGAAAAATCTAATAGCCATTAAGCTCCCTCCCCTACTAATGCACTTGCATATGCTTCTTCTACCATTTCCTCTATTACTTCAAGGATTTTATTAACATCTGCGGTTTCTCTTACATCTCCAAACTGTACAGTCATTTCAGGTCTTAATGTTGTATACTTATTAACAAATTCCGTAGCTGCTACATCCTTTAACAACTTAATATCTTCTTCTGAAATATTAACTTTATTTTTCATAGCCTTTGTATTATCTGCAATCCCTTTTGTATTATCGGCTATATCTGCAATGTTATAAGGATTCATATAATCATCAGGATTTGGTATATTGGTATCAAATAAATCTGAAGGACTAAAGTTAGATATTGTATCTTGGATTCCTTCACCAAATGCATAACCAGAATCCCAAGCATCTCCATATTCAATCCTATGGTCTATTGTAGGGGCGTTTCTATCTAATGTAATAGCATTATCATTCTTACCCCAAGCTAATACACTATCTTGTAATGAAGATAATCCAGCAGTCCAATTAGTTCCAAAGATAGCATCAATAATCTTTGTTACAACTTTACCTAATGATAAGAACCAAGATATGATGTTACCAATTAGATTGGCTACCGCATCTCCAAAACTATTGAATCCTCCGTTTGCTACATTTAATACCCATTCAATTATTCCTATAAAGCGTTCTACAAACAATGTCCAAATGAATTGGATTATTGCATTTATAACCCCTATTACAAGATTTATTATAAAAGCTCCAGCTACTGCCAAGGCTCCAGTTATAATTCCAAGAGCACTAAGACTTGTACCGGTTACATGATTTATAGCTGCTACTACTGCAAAGATAGCTGCAATGATTGCAATTATGATTATTAAAATCCAAGTAATTGGAGATGCCATCAAGGCTGCATTAAACCCGTACTGTGCTGCAGTAGCTGCAAAAGTAGCTCCAGTCTGCATCTTTAAAGCGGCCGCATGAGTTGTTTCTCTAAAAGTAGCTAACGCTTTAAGTCCATTTGAAATAGCCTGAACTGCATTATAAGCGGTTAATACTCCTACATATAATCCAAGAGCTGTAACTACTCCTAATATAATTGGCTCTAAGATTGACCAATGCTCTGTCATAAAAGAGCTTACAGCGGTTATAAGGTCAAATAAGTATAGGAGAATACCAGCAACTACTACTAACCCATTTGTAATATTTCCAATGAAAACTTGAAAGTCTTCACTATTGGCAAGTTCTGATAATCTATCAAATATCGGTTGAAAAGCCATCATCGCACTATTCTGAATAGAAGTCATTACCTGCCCAAATGTCATTGGCATACTTTCAAACTGTTCATTAATTTCATCTGTTGCACCAAGCATTGCATTCTTTACAATATCAGCGGTTATCTGACCATCACTGGCCATTTCTCTTATCTGCCCGATAGGGACATCAAGATAATCAGCTATGGTCTGAATGATGTTAGGTGCGGATTCAAATACAGCATTAAGTTCTTCGCCTCTCAATACTCCTGAACCTAATGCTTGAGTTAATTGCAATGAAGCTGAAGCCATTTCTTGTTGACTTGCCCCTGCAATTATAAATTGTTTATTCAAGTTTTCAGCAAATGCAATTGTTTCCATATTGGAACTAAAAGCATCCCCAGCTCTTTGACCAAGTTTTGCTACAATATCAGCAGTAGCTGCATATGAGCCTCTTGACCTTTCTGCTGATAAATATATTTGATTCTGTAAATCCTGAGTACTTTGAAGTCCATCATTCATTAAATTTAACCTTGCAGTTGTTTGAGTCATCTCGTCTACTACATTAGTTACTTTTGAAATTCCTTGCATAACTGACTTAAATGTATATATAGCGGAGGCCACAGTAACTAATGGGTTTTTCCATCTGGAAATGGATTCTTCTACCCTTCTTGAAGTGGTAGGTATTTCATCCATTCCTCTATTGAAATCATCTAAGGCGTCTGAGGCCGCTTGTACATTTCTTTTAACCCCATCAAAAGCTTTATTACTTACTCCATCCATTCCTGCCATAATATCTACAGTGGATTGCATGGATTTGATTATACTTCTTAAAACTGGAGTCATTTTATCTTGCAATAAAATAGTATTCTTAACTGTTGCCATTAGCGCCTGCGACCTCCTTTCCTCTTAATTTTAGCAGCTTCTTTCTTTTCTTGCTCTAACCTCTCATCTATCATGGCTATCACCATTGCTTTTTCCTTGAAAGGGAGGTTTGCGAAACGGGATGGTTCCCAATGAAATTTATTCAAAGCGTAATATGCATACCACGTTTCGCCATCACCCTCCCTTAGGAGTTTTTTGCTTCTTCTACCGTATCCTCAATATCTTTATCAAATCCAGACAATGCTGTAATTTGCTGAGCGAGTTCATTTATTTCCCCCGCCAATAAACTCTTGTATAAGAATTGTTCAGGAGTTTGACATCCTGCTTTCTTAATACTTTCAGCATCCCTAAAATTAGGTTCCAATGTATGGTTCAAAACAACAAGTTCGTTGAAAGTTTTACTATCAAATTCTACCTTCTTATGTCTACTAATTTTAGTAGATAGCTTTTGGTATTCTGAGAATTCTGGGCCAGTCATTCCCTTAATCTTGAAAGGGAACTTTGCAAGCCTTGCTGAGACAATTACCTCATCTGTTAAGTTATCTACTGGGTTATCAATTAAGAATTGCATTAAGTTACTCATATCTTTTTCCCCTATTTCTAAATTATACTACTGGATTTCCAAAGCTATCCAGAATATCAAAATCATCAAATGTAAAGTCGATATCATCTTCTAATACATCTGACTCGGTGTCAAGTC